GAGCCAGTTTGCGAACCAGGGGCTGCACAGTGCTGGTCCAAAACTTTTTGACGCCGTTCCACAAGTCATCCAACCAGCCGTATTCTGGTAATCCAGTTTCGGGGTTGAGTGTGCCTGCTCCTCCGGCTGCTTCCAGCATGGCTGCTTCTTCTGGATTGATGTGTGCAAGGATAGTATCGCCGCCACGACCTTGTGATTGTAATTGTTGTGCTAAGGCCATCATTGACATAGTGTTATCCTTGTGCTTGTGGTTGTGTGGGCATGGCACTGTCGGGCATGGTTTCTGCCACTTTGCCAATAGTGGCCAACATGGCCAACATTTGTGGATCGGGTTTCTTGAGATTTTCTTCTGTGTCCAGGCCGCGTTGGACCATGAACTTCACAAACATGGGATACTTGCTTTTGTCCATCAGTGCCATTTCTGCTTGGCGTCCTACTTCGGCATAGGCCCAGGCAGGCACACCAGATTCTGTAATCATCTGAACAATTTGCTGGGTTGAGGCCTCGCGTGTTTGTGGATTGGCCATCAAATTTTGTGTGCGATTATTGGCACCAAATGTCTTGCTGGCAAAATTGGGAGTGCGTAGTTGGCGTGATTTTTTCATAGTCGTATATTTAACTGGATCAAGATAACCAGGTGGGTTTGACAGGCCAAGTCACAGTTTCTGGAAAGCCACTCTGTTGAGGAACTGCCAACAGGGCCTGACGGTATTCAATCAATTGTTGTTGCTGGTCAGTGTTGAGACTGGCATACCATATGGGATTGATACGATCAATGTCTTCCAGCATTTTGTTTCTGGTAATTCTTGACAGTATCTGCGATAACTCTGTGTTTAACTTCCAAACACCTGCGATATAATCAAATTCGTAATAAAGACTGGGATTGCTGGGATTGCCTGGCAAGGGTTCAACTTGTCCATTGACCACTCTATTTGTGCGAGCATCATAGGAACCTTCAATCACACCCACTGTGCTTGTTGATTCAGGCAGTCCTGGTTCGCTGGAAGTCACAGTGCCTTGTATTTTGCCAGTGGCTGGGTCGTAGGTGGTGTATATCATCGTTTCAATCCTTGTGCTACCAAGTTTCTTTCCAGAACCTGAATAGTGGTCATTGTGACTGTGCCAGCACCTGTCTTATACCAACCTACACCAAACACATATCCGTTCACACCCACATTGGGTGGAAGATCCAAATAACCAATGTAGGGAAATACAAGGGGTCGTGTGTATGAACCAGCAGTGATAGTTCCTCCTTCGTTTTGGTTGTAAGTACCAACCAGAGTGTATGAACTGTCTGGGTTTTGTCTATACAAACTTGTGAGATAATACAGATCAGTAATTGTACCTGTCACTGTGTAGGTCCACTGTGGATTTACAAATCCATAGAAATACACAGGCTGATTGGCAAATACTGTGGTTGTTGTGACTTTTGCTGTGTCAAGATATACTGTATTGGCTGTGGCACTTGAAGTTGTGGCAATAGTTGTGCTGTTGATACCATCGCCAAGGCTCACAGCCGACGGCACCATAGTGGTTGTGATCACACTGTTGCTGTTCAAACTTCCTGTGGTGATTAGACCACTCACATTTAAGTTGGCACCAATGCTGACATTGCCACCAAATCTGGCATCACCTGTGTTGTATTGCAACCAATAGCCAGGACTTGATGTATTACCAATTTGGCCATTGGTGCTGATGATATTGCCAGTGTACAAATATGCTGTGCTGATTTGTGTGGCAGTTATGGTGTTGGCAGCAATCTGACTGGCTGTGATAGTGCCTGTGGCAATTTGTGTGGCAGTTATGGTGTTGGCAGCAATCTGACCTGCTGTGATAGTGCTGGTAGCAATTTGTGTGGCAGTTATGGTGTTGGCAGCAATGTTGGTGGCTGTGATAGTGCCTGTGGCCACCAGGTTGCCTGTGATGGTATTCAGTGCAATAAGATTACCAGTCAGCGTTTGTGATTGCACAAGATCGCCTGTGATAGTGGCCAGGGCAATTTTGGCATTGCTTACTGCTTGACTGGCAATCTTTGTTGTGGTCACAGCATCAGCAAGAATTTTGTTGCTGCTAATTGCGTTGTCTGCTATTTTGCTTTCATTCACAGCATTGACTACCAGTTGAGCAGAGTCCACAGTGTTGCTGTTGAGTGCTCCACTTGTAATAAGGCCTACTACTGACAAGTTGCCACCAATTTGCACATTGCTGCCAATCACAGCATTGTTGCCAACAATCAAATTGCTGCCAATGTTGGCACTGTTGCCTATGCTGATATTGCCGCCAAATCTGGCGTTGCCAGTGTTGTTCTGCAACCAAAAACCTGAACTGGAGTTATTGCCTATGTTTGCACCAAAACTTACAATGTTGCCAGTATACAAATAATCAGTGCTGATATTGTTGGCTGTGATGGTGTTGGCAGCAATAAGATTACCAGTGATGGTGTTGGCAGCAATAAGATTACCAGTGATGGTGTTGGCAGCAATAAGATTACCAGTGATGGTGTTGGCAGCAATCTGTGTGGCTGTGATGGTGGCAGTTTGAATGTTGTTGGCAGTTATGGTGTTGCCAGCAATCAAATTACCTGTAATTGTGCTGGCTACAATCAGGTTGCCAGTTATGGTGTTGCCAGCAATTAGATTACCTGTAAGTGTGCTGACTGCCACAAGATTGCCTGTGATGGTTCCTGGCACCAGGAGATTGCCTGTGATGGTGCTGGTGGTAATGGCATTGCCAGGTGTTGAGTTGGCCACAAGAGTTTCACCAGATACCACTTGTCCCACTGCGGTGTTCCAGGAACTGCCATTGAATGTGTATGTTTCACTCACACCTGTGACAGGATAGGTAAAATATGCAGTATCGCCTGCCACAGGAGTCAATCCTGTGCCTATGGGAGGCGTCAGTGCAGTGCGACTGCTACTAAACCAGCCTGTCAACACCAGAGAACTGGCTGAGGTAGGATCTGCTGTGGTTATAACATAGGCCATTGGTATAGGACCACGCTCACCAGGTGTGCCTGCTGCTGTAGTCACAACATCCAGGTCAATGGCCACATTGGCCACACTGACCACATAGTTTGAACTGGGCGGGCTTGACGCAGCCGCAAACAACACTTGACGACCACCTATAGAACTATAATAAATGGTTTTGGTTGCACCAAATCCACCACTGACCTGAAACCATGAGTAGTCAGTGGGATTTAGACTGGCCACGCTGGTGACTGAATTGTACACACCAAAATACTGTGAGTTGGCGGGCAAACTTGAAAAACCACTACTGCCTGTGGCGGTGTTGGCATAACGCAGGTTTATGTACTGATACAGATAACTGTAGGCGTTGCCACCTGTGTTGAAAGGTGTCACAACGCCTGTGGTGGTATTGCCAATCAAGGTGCCTGTGGGAATAGTAATGTTGCCTGACACATTGCCTGACTGGCCAAGATTGCTCAGCAGGTAGTTGACTGAATTCAATAACTGGTCGTCGCTGCTGATTGCAAATGTTGTCATTATCTGCTGTCCTGTGTGGGTGTGAATTGCCAGGTGATGCCTGGACAGATCCAGGTGACTTCACTGCTGGTGTTGGTGATTTTGATTGAATTCAGTCTAAACACATTCTGATTGATCTGTGTCCAAGGATTGCCTGTGTCAACATCTATGGTCACAGGCGGTTTGAATGTGGGTGTTTGTCCCACTGAGTCAGAACCACCAACCTCTATGGTAATGGTGGCATTGGGTGGTGTTTCAATGGGCAGGCCTTTGCCATCTAAACTGTTGACTTCTGGCAAGATACGATGCACCAGCAGTTGTTCGCTGTAGTTGGGCAGGAGGTGAATGTTGTCTCTACGGAATTCACTGTCGATGGGTATTAGAGTACTATCGCCAGATATAAACTCGTGTCCACGATCTTTTTGCACCAGTTTTGATCCTGAATTGCCACGACTGTACACCACTGTGCGACTGGCAGGATTAAAGCCAAGACTTGAGTTGGGAAATTGTTCATACACAGGTGCTTCGCAGGCATGACTGCCATCGCTGATATCTCTGGGTGCATTGAACACATTCAGGTCATATCTATAACTCAACATCTTGTTGCACCAACCTGTGCTGTCAGCATCAGGAAAATAAATTTCTATTTGATTCTTCTGGGTGTTGTTCACAATATACACACGGTTTGAGTATGTGGGATTGAGGTTGTCAAACAACCAGTTTTTCACACGCTGATTGCCCAGGCCTTTGAAGTTGCTGCCATCAAACACCCAGATGTCTCTGGCATCTAATCCATACACAGCATTGTCTGCTGCGGCCCAACAGTTGGCATTGAGCAGGCCACGGCCTTGACCGTACAATCTAATGCCCAGCACAGGATTGTTGGTGCCTTGATAACTGATTGGTGAGAACACCACAGTGTCCCAATAACTGCTGACAAAAAAGTTGCCGTTGCTGGGGAATCCATCTATCACAGGACCACGCACAGGCACTTCAACTTCGTTGGCCACATTCACTGTGGTGGGTGCCCAGGTTGTGGGCCCGTCGTTGAGTCCAAATGCCTGACTCCAACGCACTGTGGTAGGGTAATTTTCCACAATGCTTGAAACGGCATCTGTGGCTGATAAATTGCCAGCAATTAGAATTGATCCCACATTGGGTGTGTTGTACAATCGCATGAATCCTGCTGTGAGTGCTGACCAGGCAGGATTGTAGTTCCAGATATAGCCTGGACCGCCAGGATTGTTGCTATACTCCACAAAGTCTGTGGCCGAGGCTGTGAGATACATGGGCGGAGGTAGCGTACTGGTGTTGGTAAGATCCACAGCATTGATAAACAATGTGGTGCCATTCCAGGCTTCTGTGATGTTGGTATTATCATTGTATCCAGGGATGGCAGTGCCACCTGGTGTGAGGTTGGTTGTACCTGCATCATTGATGCCATACCAATTGCCAGCACTGGTGGCCACTATGAACCACCACACATTGTTGGCTCTATAGCCGCCAGTGACAAAGATTGGCGTTTCGTCATTGGGAATATCAAACAGGATTTCTTCATCACCCAGCACACTACGAATGCCACGAATGTCAGTTTCAATATTGTAGCCAGAATTGTATTCCTGTGGACCTAAATTGGTGCTGGGAATGTCAGGAGTATAACTCATGTTGGTAAATGGAGTCTTTACTTCTGTTAGTACGCTTTTGATTTGTGCCACTGTTATGCTCCTGGTAGGTCGCGACCTACTGTGTTGTATAGTTGTTCTGCTGTGGCTTGATCAACATCTGTGATCCAACCTTGACCATCTGCCCATATGTGTCCATACCATATGGTTGAACCGTCAAATCTGTTATCTCTGGCAGGGTCATTGCGTGATTGTGCATCCGCGTCGCCCATGGGTCGTTGACCTGTGGCAATGTTCACAAACATTGTGAGATCAATCTCACGCCATTGATAACCGCGTATGGTTCCGTCTGCTGTGATACAACTCAATCTATAATACATAATCTTTCCTCAACTTGTGGCATTGGTAAAGGTTGTGCCACCATTTGATCCATCCATGTGCAACAACTGCACGGTATAACTGTCCACTGTAAACGCTGCTGTGGGCACAGGAATGTCAACATTGGGATTGTCATAGCGATAGGTATTTGAAATACAAAACTCATCTATGTAAGCATAAGTTCCACCAGTGGCATTGCCTAAACCATTGCCGCCATCTGCTGTGCCCACACGCAATACAGCACTGGTGGTGTCAAAAGCATAATTGCTGGATGCATTGCTTTTGGGCAACACCGTGCCATTGACCCAGGCCGCAAATGATCCAGATTTGCGTTGAATTGCCACAAAGTTCCATTGACCAACAGGCCAGGTAGATGGCAATGTCCAATAATCCAAGTCAGCCGTATTACGAGAAAAAACATTTAGATACCTGGCATTGGACCCAGTACTCAAACTGTCAGAGTTATAACTTTGTGCCAATCTGATGCCTAATCCAGTGGGAGTATCGTGACTGTATACATCATTGCTGATACTACCACTGTAATTGGCCAAGGTATCTATATAGACAAAAAATTCAATGGTAAAATCTGTAGTGCCCATACCTCCAATTGTGGTACTGGCACTGTTGATGTCTGAATCGACATTTGGCAGGCGTTCGCTGGCTGTACCAAATTTAAATTGTGTGGTTGAAGTAGTGGCACTGCTGTCTGCTGTCCAGGTCAAACTGGCATTGGTGTCGGCAGTGCCCACACGGCGAGCGTTGGTACCAGTTGCGGCCTGTGGTGATTGAAATGCAAATCGTGCTGCAAACATGTTATGCGTAGGCCAGGGTTAAACTTGCCCAGTATGTGGTTCCATCATAGAAAATACTGGCTATGTCCACAGCATTGGCCGCAGTGCTGAGTGTTTTGTTGCCTCCGGCCCACTTCATTGTGCTTGAAAGTTGTCGATTACCTGTGCCATCTTGAATAAACTTGATCACAACACTTTGTCCCACTTGTGGCGTGTAGAATTGATTCACAGTGATATTGCCAGTAAGTGTGACTTGTTGTATGGATCCATTTGCTGGATCTATAGTGACTGTTCCTGAAACGCTGCCAATGTTGTAAAAATAATCTTTGTAATTTACAATGCCAAAAGCCACTGTGCTGCTGGGTCCTGTGACATTGCCGCCGGTGATATTGCCAGTGGCACTGACTCTGCCGCCTGCCAACACATTGCCTGTGGCACTCACTGTGGTACCTGACACAGTTTGACCTGCTTGCACATTACCAACTAAAATATTGCCACCTTCACCAATGCCAGTCACGGTCATATTGTTCATTTGGAAAGTTGTATTGCTGTCAGAGCCACTGGGTCTATAGATACCACCACTGGACCCTACCCAATATATGCCTTTGTTGGTGCTGGCT